AAAATCATGACCTATTTTCTTTAATCTATTTATATCTTTTGTTTTAGTGGCTATTACCTTATTTAAATCTTTTATAGATTTATTATCATCTAATATCAACCCAACGACTCGCAATCTTTCAGCAAACTGTTTATTGCCTAATTTATTGGTAGCATTGTCATCTTTTGAAGAATTTAATATTGATCTATAGTTACTCAACATAATCTTTTGAGCTCGGGTACGATCAGCAAATCCCTCATCACTTTCAGATAATTGATCATTGATATCACTCAATAACGATTTATGAGTTTTTAATAATTCGTTTTGTATTTGTATTTCAGCTGAGGTAGGCATCTAAATTATTTTACTTTCTAAAAAAGTCTATTAATTTAACTTTTTGCAACTTAATTTGATCTTCTGGTTTCTTTCCAACATTTAATGATTTTTCTAATCGTTCTATTGAAGTATTTATACTTTTCACATGATCAGTTGCTCCAGCTTTTGTTGCCGCTTTAATAATCTTAACCAATTTAGATGATTTTATTATATCAAAAATGCCTTCAGAGATGATGTTTTTTGGATTTAATATAGATTTCTTTTTCTTCACAATCGTATTCTCCTATGAATAAACTTTATTTGTTTGTATATAAATAAATATAGGTTACTTCTGTTTTTTATTCAAGTTATCTATAGATTCTTGTTCTGTTTTTTTCGATGTGATCAATCGATTTAAATAAAACCTTCTTATGTTGATTGGCATATTATATGCATCTGACTGTGTAAAATGCCCATAGTATACTAGATCAAATATTTCACTATGGGCATTTATTGTCAGATTAGATGTTGGGCCAAAAAAAGTCCAACGCTATTGGCAATGTTACCGTAACGTCTTCACCTCCAACTTCTATAATATATTCTGTATTTAATATTGGTGTAACCCTTTGAATCTCTTTTCTTAACTCTAATGAATCAATAGCTAACATATTATCAATTGCTGAATATACAGTTGATCTATCAGCATTACCATCTATTGCAATTATAGCCTCTTTTAATCTAGTTGTGACTGTAGGTGATACACTCATTCCAGTTTTCTTAGTGATGGTCTTTATTCTTTTTTCAACTAATTCACTTTCACCGTATGTTAATAGTTTGAATGTGATAACTGATTTTGATTGTGGTAATGTAAATTTAAATTCATTTTTATTGTTATATTTTACATCATCTGGTAGTGGTTTAAATTCACATTCAGTTAAATTGAATACGTGTTTAATCTTACCTTCACCTGGAATACTGATCTCTGTCTCATATTTTGGACCATATGCCAATACTCTAGCTGATATTAATACTACATCAGAATCACCACCAATTAATTCAGTAGCTTTTATTTTCTTATCAACAATTAATGAATCCATAAATTTCTCAATAACAGTTCCATTTTTTATTAAACTGTTGCTTGATAATATATCTTCTTCTCTTGCTGTTGGAAATTTTAATTCAATTTTACCTGTACTTAATGGACTACTTTTTGGATATACTAATCCTTGGCTTGGTAACTCTATGAATTCTGTTGGAAACGTGTTTTCTGTCATTGTGACCTCTTATTTATTTTTTTTTTAATAATTAGTGAATAATTCAAGTTGTTTTTTAAAATTAATTCCATTATTATAGTGTTTATTCATATTATACTTTTTCAATAATTGACGTTTATATTTATTTGCTTCAGGTTTAGTTTCAAACTCCTTGTAATCAAGTTTTGGAAACGTTTTACCCCTATCAGGATCATACTCATCATAGTTAGATGATGTATATTTCTGAACATATACACTAAATTTATTAGCTTCATTCAACTTCTGAATTTCTTCTTTGATGATTTTTCTTAATTTTGATTCTGTTAATTTCATACTATACCCCCTATTAAAATTTCTGTTTGTATACTGACCATGCACCTTTTTTAATCCAATAATCTACTTCAGATTTATTATAATGTACTTGTTTTCCAGTTGGCTTTTTTGTCTTATAATCATAATATTGTACACCTATATCATCACCATCAACTGATACTATTTTTAATGTTTTATCATCTCGTTTATTATAAAAATAACGATTAGATTTTAATGGCAAATATGCTGAGTTTTCTTTCAACTTTTGAATTTCTTCTTTTATAATTTCTCTTAGTTTTGATTCTGTTAGTTTCATATTCTAATTTCTCCTTACGACATAACAACTGTTATATCATATTTATCTAATGGATCATCAAGTGTGCCTGCACCAGCGGCTGTCATTACACCTTTTATCTTATCAGGTCTACCTCGTTTATTTGTAAGCTCTATCTCAAAGAACCAACGTTTTCTTTCCATTGGCATTGTATTGTCGTGCTTATGATTACCATAATAGGAATCTGTTATACTATAATCTAATCCTAATGTTGAGAATTTATCAAATACTTTATGAATTCCTTGCCATGCATTGTCTCTAAAAAAGCCTTTAGTTATTGGGCCAATTTGTTTATATATTTGATTTACTAATGTTCTCTTTATAACACCATCAGTATTAAGAGTCTCATTGATAACATTTTCTGCTAATATTGTTTTGAGTTTCATAATATTTTACTCTGCTACCCAACCACCAATAGCATATCCAAACGGCTTACCATTTGATACTATACGTACAGCCAAAGCAGGCCCATATTTTTCAGAATTATTCGTTATATAATCGAATGCTTTTTTTCTGTCTTGTTTTGAATCTGAAAATGTTTTACCATATACAATTTCTATTCCATCAAAACTAGTCCAATTAGCACCATATGGATTTTTACCATATTGTTTAGCATCTTTTTTTTGCATAGTCTTAAACCATTTTTCTATTTTTGCTTCACTATTAGCATTTACAAACTGACCTAATTGTGTTGCACCTTCATTCAACTTCTGAATTTCTTCTTTGATGATTTCTCTTAATTTTGATTCTGTAAGTTTCATATTATTACATTTCCTTTCAAAATATCACCTCTTTTAAAATGATAATATTTTGTTATTAACTTCTTACTACCCATTGGTAATATCTTTTTGGCTACGGACACCTTATTTCGATTAATACCATTTCGTTTATAAGATATATGAATCCATCCACTCTTTGTTGTAGAATCATAAAACTCTAATATTATTTATATTTCTTTTCATATATTTTTTTCAATTCAAGCCACATGTTTTTATATTTGCTTGGTATTTTATCTACTGTAAAATGCCTTGAAAAACTTTTACCTGATGCTCCACTTACATAATTTGGTCCAGTGTAATACTCCATACCCTCATTGCCAATATCTTTACCCTTTATATTAATATAATATGTTATCTTTGCATCTGAGTTTATATAACCCTCAAGTATATCAACACTAGGGTTATGCTTTTTATGTGAATTAAAATTCAGTTTAATAAATGAATTAGCTTCATTCAATTTTTGAATTTCTTCTTTGATGATCTTTCTTAATTTTGATTCTGTTAATTTCATATTATTCATACTTTCTTTTTAAATCTAGTTACATTTCGTCTATCAACATATTCTTTATATTTTATTGGGTCTTTTAATGTATATACATAGTAATTCATTACAGTATTATCTTTCCCTTTAAAATGTCACTTCTCTTAAAGTGATAATATTTTGTTATTAACTTCTTACTACCCATTGGCAATATCTTTTTGGCTATTGATACTTTATTTCGATTAATACCATTTCGTTTATAAGATATGTGTATCCATCCTTCTCTACCATCCTCTGATACAAATTCTGATATTATTTGATCAAAATCAATGTCACTGAATATTGTCCATTTGAACACATCATTTACATCAATTCCTTTAACTTTAAAATCAGCAGCCTCACCAAACTTGTGTTGTGATTTCGTATTCGTGCTCCCTACTCGAATATTAAGAGCATTGTTCCGATAACCACTTAATACTTTAATATAATGTTTATTCCACGGTCTTTTGTAATTTGATCTGATACGCTCTAATACACATTTGCATAATGTAGTGAAGTTAACTATATATTCATCTACTGGTATATTATCGATACCAAATCTGGTAGCAGTATCACTTCGGACCATTTCATAGTATTTAAAATTTGGTGTAAGTTGCTGATTTAAATTCATTGTTCTAACTCATTTACCTAATCTAATCCAATTCAAATATCACTGGAACTTCTGGTGTACCTTTTATCATATTAGCTTTGGTTAATAATATTTCAGTACGTAGATCATATACTTTATTTTCTTTAGCACTGTAATATTTAAATTTGAATGTTCTCATGTACCACAATTCATGTGAATATGCAGTTATCATAAATAATTTATCACCAGTTGGTGGGAATAACTTCCATGTCTCAAAACCACGATTTTCATCATTAATGAATGCACCGATTAAATCACCGTCACCAACATCAACATCTTTAAGATATCCTGTTATGCTATGAGTATATTCATATTTATGCATATTAAAATTATCGAAATTATGTGTTGGTGCTTCTGGTGTTATTACCTCCTCTACATCCGTTTTTGGGTTATCAACAAATGATAAATCTTTTTTTGATCTTGAATCATCAGATATTAATTCTTCATGTGCTTTTTTCTTAGCATCAATGATATTATCTTTTAACGTTTTTGGTGCATCAGTTGCTTTAGTTTCAGCTGATGCTTTTTTGTTCTTCTTTGTTTGTCTTGCCATATTATGACCCTTTATTTTAACTTATTTTAATTTTATCTTTTCGTTTTGATTTTTTCTGCAATTCAGATAATAGTTCTTCTAGAATTTCAACTTTTGCATCTTTTGTATTCCAACCTTCATCAGTGTTTTTTGCATTTTCCATTTCTGAATAATTATCAAACGATGCCTTTTCCCATTTCATATATTCCGATACAATACTGTTCCAATTAAACGAAATATTATAGAAATATTCCTCATTCAATAATTCTTCTTTGATGATCTGTTTTAGTTTTGATTCTGTAAGTTTCATTTTAACTTCTCCGCTTGTTTATCTAATCCAATTCAAAGTATACCTTATTTTTCAATACCTTAAATTTATTATTAATTGATTGCATATCATCACTTACAAACGTCATTGATAGTCTAATATCTTTAGCTCGAACGCCCTTTGTTGCTAAAGTTTTAATTTGATTTTTCACTTTACTGGAAGTTATTTGTTTTGGATTGTCAATTTTAATCATATGCACTTCATTCAACTTTTGAATTTCTTCTTTGATGATCTGTCTTAGTTTTGTTTCTGTAAGTTTCATTGTTCAACTCCTATTAAATATAATCAAATATTTTCGTTATAACATCAGTACCAGTTTTATCTGTAATCTTTTTATTATCATGAAATTTTCTTATAAAAGCCTTATTTACCTGCACAGCGTCATATCTATTTATTTTATGTTTTGAATGTATCTTTTTAGTGGCAGTATTAACAACCTTCTGTATAGATTTAAGTACTTCTGAATTAATCAATTCAAATAACTCATCAGCCGCCTCTTCAACAGTATCTTCCATGTCTCTATCTGCTAAATATTTTCCTGCATCAGTTTGTTTAGCTTCATTCAATAATTCTTCTTTGATGATATTTCTTAGTTTTGTTTTTGTAATTTTCATTGTTTGCTCCTAGAAATTTAATTTTTGATTACGATAATCGTTTAATATCCTTGTTAATCCAAGCCAATCTAAACTCAGCATCTTTTATCACCCCTTGATATTCCACTTTTTCCCATTTTTCTATATCTGATTGTTTCATTGCCTTTAAAGAATATTTAATCACCCCTTGTAGTTGACTTGCCTCTTTTTTACGCATATTCAATATATGATTAGTAATACTACCTTTCATTGTTTCAAGTTCTACAATAGATTGTTTACCACCACCTTCATTCAACTTTTGAATTTCTTCTTTGATGATTTCTCTTAGTTTTGATTCTGTTAATTTCATTGTTCAACTCCTAATCAATACGTTAAATTCGCATAATCGTACCGAAGCGACATCTCAATTTCTACTGGATCACTTGAATCTAATGATAAATCACCAAAATTACAATCTTGAATCCATGCACCTTTGAATGTCCACTCTTCAACTTTATCTCCTGGAGGACCAATCAACAATAATGAAATATCTTTCTTGTAGAAATCACTGTATCCATCTCTACCAGTTGATGATTCATGATGTAATTTTATCCAATCCATAACAGATGCGGCTGCTGATGGTTCAATTGCTTCATATAAAGTAACTGAAATAGGTTGCCATTCAATCTTACCTTTAACATATCGTTTGATATTCATGTGATTAATTACAACTTCTTCAAAATTAAATGAAGGTCTTGCAACACCCTTAACTAAATATGATGGTATTCCATCAATTTGTAAAACAAATCTATTCTGTAATTTTGGTTCAAATGGTGTGTAAAACATCTCATTTGCACTTAATATATCAGCCATTATTTTTCTCCGTTTATATTATATATTTTCATGTTATTATTCATTATGAATCAAAATTCGCCCCTGTAGGTTCAACACTGAAATCTAACAAAATGAATTCAATTGATCGTGTTGGATTTAATACCACTTGACCATATAATATGTTTCTATCTTGTAATTCTGGTGGATTGTTCGTATCATCCATAATTACTCTAAACTCATTTAATCCTTCATTAGCTTTGATTTGCTCTAAGAATGGATTAACAATATTTAAAAATCTATTTCGTGTAGCTATTGAATTTGGTTCAAACTCAATTGTTCTACTCACATTTGTAATAAACTTCTTAACAAATATCAATAATCGTCTTACATTGATTCTATCTAAAGCTGATGCTTTTTTCTGTAATGTTTTTTGACCCCAAACAGAAATCCCTTGTCCTGGGAATGATGCAATAGGATTAACATTAGCATCATATAAATCATCTCTATTTGACTGTCGTAGTTTTCTTTCAATACCAACTACATCTAATCCACCTCTATTCAGTCCACCTGGTACAAACCAAGGATGAGCAATCTTATCATTGAATGCAAATACTCCTGGAATAACTACTGATGCTGGTACATTGACATTTTTTCCCAATGCATTATCAGCAATTTTAAGCCAAGGCCAATACATAGCAGTATAACTACTATTTCTAGTAGCGGCTTCAGTTGTTACAGTTGTAATTGAACTATTATGAATAACAGGATCAACCAATAAGAAACAATCACCTCTACCTTCTACCATTTCAATCGCTTTTGTAACGACTGCATTATGATTGGCTTCACCATCAATAAGTCCAGGTATCATTAATAAATTAATATTATATTCATCTGAATTTGCTAACATATATATAGCATCTTCGTATGATGTTTTACCATTATCTCCTGTACCCATATCAAATCCTTGAGTATTTGTTGAATTAATATTTTCATAGAAATTATTAGATGATGCTGTGAATGTAAATCCACCTGGTGCAACTGTTGTTCCACAATATCCATTCGTTCCACCTGCAAACGAACCACTACCAACATTTGGCAATGATGCTGATAATGAAGCTAGTCTAACATTACCATTTTCATCTAAATAATCAATTGTAGTTTTAACACCTGATACCCATACATATTTAGAACTATTTGCATATGATCCAGTGTATGTTAAATAAACATCAGTAGTTCCAGAACCACCAATTGTAGCATCTTGATCACCAATTATTTTAGAAATATAGTTATTAGAATTTGGGTCTAATGTTAAATTACTCCATGATTCTAAAATTTGTTTTCTATTATTTCTATCATCACCTTTTCTAATCAATAATGAGAATGTACCTTTACTGTTGTTTCTGTTAGATATTTCCCATTGAATATTATGTGCAGAACCAGAATCCAATAAATTGTCAGTTTTTAATGATGAGCTACTATTCATAATAGCACCATCTGATATGGTATTCAATGTAAATGATGCACTAGTTATGTTTTGATAGGCGGCTCCCACTGTACTTCCATTTATTGGTACTCTAGCTGTTGCCCCTGTATATGAACCAGCCAATGTTCTTATTACCGTTAATTTTCCACTATGTTTTAGATAATGTTCTGCTGTATGTGATGTTAAAAATTGGTAATATCCACTACCACTTTTGAATGTATCACCGAATATTTGAACAAATTCGCCATATGAACTTACATTGATAGGAACCATTGCTGGTCCTTTTACTGTAGGTCCTATAATAGCCGCACCAACAGCAATTGGAGCTGATGGGATGTACGATTTATCGATTTCATTAATAAATACCCCTGGTGATAATACTTTTTCTGTTGACATTTTATGTTCTCCGTTAAGAATAAAAATTCATTATATTAATAAATATAGTGTTACTTCATTTAAACAATAAATTTATTTTGTTTTTTTAATAAATTCTTGAGTTTCTAATCTTATTTCACCTTCACCGTATTTATTTAAAATCTCTTGTGTTAAGGCTGATTGATTTTCCCTTATTAACATAAGTTCTGTTGTTAATTTATTCTTTTTATCGTCTAAATCTAACTTTTGAACTTCTAGTTGACCTAATGCAAGTGTTATGTTTTGAATTGCATTAAGTGATTCTGTTAATTTTGTTGTGTACACCTCGTTCATTTTAACTGTATTTGTGTTTTCTTGAACTTCTGTGTTTTCTATTTTTTCGTTTTTTGGCATGTTGACCTCTTATTTTATTTTATTTATATTACTGTTTCACTACCAAACACAACTTTTCGTGTTGTTGTATTTGACTTTATTTGCGAAATTTTCTTTGTTATATCTGAGTTTATATACTCAGGCAATAAATATGCATTTACTGTTACTGTAAATGTTGACTTTATGAATCGTTCTTCTCCAGCACTTATTGAGTTATCATTAGATATACTATCTACTACACTTAAAAATTTATGTGCAGTGTTATAACCCCAATATTTATTGCTCTGTTCAATGAATGCTTCTTGTATGATATTCATCTGTTCTATATATGCAGTCCATACCATAAAATCATATGGTATTGTAACATAATCTGGAACTGATGTCACTATCATCTTTTTAACTGGTTTTTCATCATACAGTTGTGAGAATCTTGTATATCTATTATCAAATGCTTTTGATGTTGATCTCACTACAGTTGTTCCATATTTTCGATGTATATCATGTTCATATCCATATGGTGATAGATCATTCTTCTCAATGCTGTTTCTTTTAAATGTAATAAATGGTGGTTGTATTGTACCATTTTTGTCTTTTAAAAC